TGGATAAGTGAGTCATGTTTGACCTCAAGATTACTCTTGGACACAAATCGCTCTCTAAGCGCTTTTAGAATTGGATTAGATGATTCATTTTTCCACCCCTTAACGACACCGGCCATAAATGCGTCACAACGCACACTGTTCGACATAGAACAGAACTCTGCATGAGACACACCCAGTTGTGTAGCCTGCATGTCATCCTCAAGATCACCAAAATTTTTAAAAATGGCTCCTAGGTTCATAAATCCTCTCCATTCTCCATCGACACGGAAAGGACTCCTCTTGAGGAATTGAACATGGTGGAAATTTAAATTAGACTCCGCTATACAATTATCAACCGTTACGGAGTGGCCTACGTACTCTGCTGAATTTTTATAAATTTCATCAATTGTTTCTTCAGGAAATTTTGCAATGACATCATAAAAGAAAGACAGAGCAATCATCATTGACCCAACATGGTTTAGGATTGTGGTTAAAGTAGTTCCTGATCCTTCGAAGGGCCCGTCAAATTGTAGGGTTACGCGAGATCCAGTATCCTCTGGACTAACAACATTAATAGGCAACATACATTGCTCTATCAAATTCCATGCTCGTCTTTCATGGAAGTTGGACAATAATAGATAAGTGAAAAGAAAAGCTGGTGCATCTTGCGATGAATCGTTGGATGACACGTCTCCATTGAAGCAGAATGTATGTCCATTAATTTTACCAGCATAAACAGAATCATCAGAATAGATTGCTACATATACATAATTATCAGAAGATGTAGCGTCATACAAATCTTTGAAAATTTGATCAATGGAATCTGGTTTTGGTTTAGCCATAATATTAACCATTAAAGTATAGTCAACGCCTTTCCGAGTAGCGTGGAATACGTGTTTACCATTGATACCCATTTTAACAAATTCCGGTAATTCAGGAGCATAAATACAACCAGCACCATACGCCATATACAGCCGTGGAGCTTTACCAAACTTAGCTAACTCACGCTTAATACAAACTTCTAGCGACCGAACTAATAAGTTGTCCTCAGCCTCTAGTTTAATGCGGTTTACGTAAGACTTCCTAAGCTTTCTTTTAATATGTTGTAAATCCGCCACTGCTTCCCTGGATAAATATGGGTGGAAAGCTGTCAGCAACTCTTTGTGAACATTCAAGAATAACCAGCGTTTGCCATTGAGGCACGCATCAACTATTTGATCAACTATCGAACGAGTACAACCGTTGAAGACTTGAAATAATGATTTTGTCATAAACTTATCCTTAGCACCCTCTTCGATGTAAGTGAACTTAGAAGATGCATATGGTTCAGTTTGACGCGACCCTGTCAATCGGTTATACATATCGATTGTTTTGTGTTCTTTCTTAAATTCTCGAGCTATAACATGTGCCAACTTGATAGCACGCCGGCGGTATTGCAACTCTTTTTCCCAATTCTCCCGACAAGCAATCAGCCTTTTTAAGCCATGATTCAAATTATTATTAGAATTCGAATACTCAACCATTGGTTTTTGGTGACGCCCTTTGAAAGTGAAATATCGAGTGCGATGACGCGACTTACAACCTTTGTCAGTCGTTTTAAAAGATAATTTGGAGAAACGCCCGCCATCAGCTATTTTATGATATGGCATAGCTACAGGCTGATCATCATCGCCAAGTTCCTGAATATCACAACCGTCAGTGCCATAAACCACATCCACATCTCCTGCCACACTAACAATTTTCACATCGTGTCTAACTTCCCAATCAACCTCTCCATCATATTCATCATCTGGTATCTGTACAGGTTTATGATGATCAACTAGAGTAGTTGACTCGAGTATGGAATTAGCATACCCTGAATCTATTCGACCAATCAACTGGGAATTATTTGTAACTAGGACATTATTGTATGTTTGAGCCAAACGTAAGGCATGCTTAGAATGAGTTAGGTGCACTATATAGTTGAACGTGCTATCCTCGACCAATGAACACGTCAAGCCAAGCTTACTATTAGCATTTAAAGCATTAAGAACGGGATTATCAAGTACCGACGTGCGGAATTGCTTGTTCAGAGATGTAAATAAAGGCATATAAACTTGATATGTTTGTGCTGGGTGCTCAACCCAAATCTTGTTACTATCCAGTGTTCTGTACCCTTCAAGGTGAAACTCCTTAGTAGCATGTTCACACCTTAGTTCTTTGTTCTTGCTATTATCTGAACTAACTCCAAACCATCCAGATCCAGATATGCATCCCTTGTATTGACCCTCAGGAACCACTATAAAACCTTCAATTAACGGTTTCAACGTGGGCGTCAGATCCAAATACTGATAAATGGCACCTGGGATAGGATTAATTCCAACACTATAATAAGTAATGGTAGGTTTCTCACTCTTGATCTCCGTCTGGGCAGTGACCTGTTCTGGGGGACCAAATTCCACCTTACTATGCTTACCATCAGCAGCCTTGCCATGAA